ACCTTGACGTTGCGGTGTAATACCAGTTAATTTGGCTACCATATCTTCGATCTTAGCCATCAAATTAACATACTGGTCTATTACATTAGCCATACTTAAATCCCACGACTGGAACTGATTAAACTATGCTGTACGACCACCTTCACGACCAGGTACATCCCAACCTTCTTCAGCGGGGTTAATGAATGCTACGCCAAGTGCACTTAAGTAATGCATCCACTTACCAACGTCGATACCCATACTCTTAGGGATTTGTGTAACATCGATCAATGCTACTTTACCTTTATCACGAGACATAGCTAACTCCAAACGATACCATACTACAATGTACATGTACTGCAACGGCTTCAGCATACTTACTAATGATCTGGGTTTACTGTTGGTGTTGTTATAGATTACACCAGTGTAAGGTAGTCTCTGTGAATTGGGGTTATCTGCAGATACGTGCTGGTAAGCTAAAGGTTCTATACCTAAGTACAGACTATCACCAATTCTATAGCCTTCCCATACTTCAACAATCCATTTCCATTCGACAGATTGTTCCATACCAGTTACTTTGTAATCTTCATCTACTTGGTATTCTTCTACTTCACCGCTTTCAGGATCAATTACGGATACAAATCCAATCTTCTTAAACGACTTCCAACAGCAGTGCCATACATTGATGTGATCGCTATCAAACGGATTATCAGTAAAGGGGCTTACTCTATGCATCTTCATTGATTCGTAATCCATGTTGGTCTTACGTATCTCAGATGTATATCCAGCACCCGGTTTATCTTCAATCAACTCCAGTAAGTCATTTAACTGCTTTTCAGTCATCTTATCGTAGAAGCGATCATAGATATCTGTAGCAGACATTACCATCTTACGACAGCACCAAGCTGCGTCATGGATGAACTCCAAATCAGCGCATTTCTCGAATTTAAAGTACTCAGGATTGACTCTTTCCATGTAAGGCTGACCATTCACTATACCACAGTAATAGATCTCTCTACCAGCAATTAAACCGTCTTTCCAGCCCTTATAGAACTCATGGTACACGTTTAATTTGCGTTTGAGGTACTCCAGTGCATGGTAGCTTTCAATCTCGGCAATGTCCTTATATTCCTTATTAATGTACTTCTGAATCTGTTCAGGGGTCATAATCTCACCAGACTGTAACCCTTCCTGATAACGCTGCTGTTCCTCAGGTCCAAGCTTGCTCATAATAGTTGCCTATAAATAGTTTATAAGCATCTCCTTAGCTTTGTCCTGTAGGTCTGATTTAGCATCATTGCTAGTATGGCATACTTGGAAGTTAAACGGACGCTTAGTCTCTTCACCAAGCAGCTGGTCTATGTAAGGCTTTATGATGTTGTAGTCCTGTGCTGTTGCGGGGAATCCATCGTCTTGCTTAAACGGGTTAGTAACATACTTCAGATCCTTCTCATTATAAATACTGTTATACAGATCATAGTACGTTTGCATTTCTTCATATTCTTCCCCATTTATGCCGGAGTAACCTGTGTCACCTTCACCGACAATATAGTCTACGCACTGTTCTCGCCATGTCTTAGTTTTGAGTCGCATAGGGAGCTTCTGTGCTGGGAATTTACTACTATTTTTCATGTTCCGAATGTATATACATTATCGTCTAACATACTACTTTGAGGCTTATCCTCAAACCAATTTTGCGCAAATATTGGTCCATCAAATAGCATCCTAGACTTGTTTTCTTTTTCTTTCTTCTTGACCACTACGTTGAACAACTGTTCACGGTAGACCATCACCTAAAGTAAACTACAAATACGGTCAAAGTTGCCCACATCATTATAGCTTATCAGTTCTTCTAATAGCGGTTCTGAGAGTATGTGGTATAGATTCTTCCTTCCATCAGCATTGATATCATTTAACCACTCCTTGATAAGTCCTTCACCCCACTATTTTATCTGTTTGTTCAGGTGGCAGCCTTTCTTACGGTTTACTTTGGAATTTCCAACTACGTCGTTAATAATATCCGGCTAGTCTGCTAACAAGTAATCGCAGTGTTTTTGCGTAAAATACACAAACAAACCTTTATTCTGATTTTCATACATTAGCCTAGCGTCGTAGTATATTAGAAGCTTACGGACATTCTCGTAGAAGTCTTCAGAGGATTCTGGTCGACCTGTATATTCTGCAACAATAATATCTGAGTATTGCTCTAGATTCTGAACACGTTTGTATATGAAACATGAACCAAGTGAGGTAGTGGTTGACTGATCGTGGTCGTATGGGTCGCAATTGTGTGTAGTTATATGCCTACACATATAAGTGTGGGATTCACACTCAAAGTTATAGACCCAACCAGTATACTTTGATTTCTTTATTTCGCGTATCTTGAAATAGATATAATCACCTGTCGCATCAAAGAAGCAACCGTCCTTCGGTCTAGTACGAAGTTTCGTACCTACTTGAATCTTATTTAGTTTCAGATCAGAATCATGGAAGAAAGACTTAAACTTGACGGAATCATGATGTGCCATACGCAGCTAATAGCATGGTTGCGTCAGATGCATTCTACCACAGATGTTGTGCATAGATTTACCACGTAAACGTGACATATTACCGATGAGCCCCATTGAGAACATAATATCTTGGATGTCCTCTAACAGTTTCAGATTAATGCTAACGAAGCCTGTAATGCTATACTTACCTTGCTGGTATACACATCCATCTGAATCCAAGTAACCTTGTAGTAATGCCACCTTATATTCTACTGGCAGCATCTTAACCCACTCCGGTATACGCTTACCTGCTGCATACTTACCAAAGTGTTTAAGCATGAATGCGTTCAACTGTTGGAAGTTATAAGTCAATTCTACACTATGTGAATCGGGCCTTTCTTTAATTGAGTAAGACCTATTAAACAATTCGTGTAAACGCTTAAAGCGTTCTATGTACTATGTTTCTGCACTATTGAATACAACCGTAACTCTGTATTTACCAACATTATATCCATCACCTAACCATAGTCCGACGAACCACCAGAACTCTTTATTCTTCAGTGGTGACTTAATTTGGCGATCTATACGATATCCTGTATTATCCCACAGTAAGTCGATATCAAACTGATTCTCTTTCTTATAGTAGTTGGGCACCTTAATCCAGTCACCTTCAGAGATTTCTGAAACTTTATTAAAGCTAAAATCCAGCTTAGCTTCATCCACAAGACCGTATCCATTTCTACGTGGTTTAGCTGTGTATATCGGGTGTTCTTTTGTGAATGTAGTAGTTGAATATGAGTGGGATACACGTATTTCATATGTGTCTTCATCCTCTTTGTAGTAGCGCTGAAGGTTAACGATCTTGTCTAACTTGCCGTCTTTATTAACCAGCCAATCATTAAAGCTTACTGTTTCTACTGCTTTATACCCACTACTTGTTAATACCTATTCTCCAGGTAACAGACACCCTGCAATGTACAATCCAGCACTTGCCTCCTTATTCGGATGCTCCCAGATTACTATAGATCCAGTAGGATCATCGTTCTTGTTCAACGGGTAATGTGTGATATCACCGGTTTTCTTTGGTATCCATTTAAGCTGATTTGCTTCATCAAATACAAGGTCACCCACTTGCTTATAATTGGCCAGATTCTTGTTAGTCCTAAGTAAGGACAACTGTTCTTGCAATTCCTTCTTAGGGAATATATTTCCGGCAAATTCCAAGCAAGCTTCTTGCGGCGTTAGGCAGCGCTCTGCAACGTATCTATCTACAGTAGTAGAACTAGTTGCATTTTCGATTACTTTACGACGATCTTCAAGTATGTATGCTAATGCTTCTTTACGTAATGTATTACCATCCTCATCCATGTAAACGCGCTTACCGTTTTCATCACGCACATCAAGGTTAGTGTACTGTGGTACAAAAAATCCACATTCTTTGCCAGTTACTGCATCATCCCATATGTTCTCAAAACCTAAACAATTGTAACCTTCAGGATTATAAAACATATCCTTGAGTGTGGCAAAGTTTGAACCTTCATCACCACCAGTACCGAAGGCAAGCATTAAACCGAAAGCAACGCCGTCTTGTTCTACAGACGGTCTAGCGATTTGCCATGCTGCGGCCAATTCTGCGAATGAACCAGCCTCTTCAAAGATGATTAACTTACCAGCTTTACCACGAACAACTGAAGCGTTATCTTTCAAAGATACACCAATAATTTCAGACTTATAACCCATCTCAACTTCATTACCAAATTCATCCTTAGTATAGAAGCCGGAGCGTTTACGTAGCGTAGTATTTACTGACCTCTTCTTACCCCAGGCGGTATTCTTATCGATGAAGTCCATGTAGTCACCCACTTTGGTCATAATACCATCCTCGGTAAGATACTGCTTGTTCGACACATAGATATAAGTCTTCGAGCCAGGTATGAGGTAATAGTTACGACAAGCCATACTTGCCGCTTTATACGAGTATCCTTTACGGCGGCTTTTTAGTACCACCATATGTTTCCCTTCAGCTTCTGCTTCATTAATACCTTCGTAGTAGTAATAATCATAATCATAGAAATCTGGGAATAGAACTTCTCGATTCTTTACTACTCTAGTACTACCGTCCGGCATGTTTTTAAGTACATGCACAATACGCTGAATAGGGCAGAAATTGATATAAAAATAGTTATACCCTGAGATGTAGTCACCATCTGCAGCAGTATAACCATCAATACATCGCTTCAACTGTTCATCCCAATACTGATAGTATTCGGACGTACCAGCAGGGTATAAACAGTAATGCCCTGTAGCGATAAACTACAGGGCTGGTTCACGGAACTTGTCCGAATTTCTTATTTTTTTCTAGAAATCAACCATTTACTGTTTCTTAATTCAACTATTTTTAATTTAATTTTCCTTTATGAATGATAGGAGTCGCGGTGGTAGGAGTCGAACCCACCCGGCCGGCCTCAAAAGCCACACGCGTTTAGAATGCGTCCATGCAACCGTACATCACACCGCGGGAAAGCGGTTAGTTAATGTCCAACCGCAAATGACTCAGATGAAACGTGATCTCTCTCGATCTAAAATTACAGTCTCTTGAACCAGTTCTTGATTCTCTTCCAGACACTGAGCTTAGCAGGCTTAGCCTCTTCATTAGCCTGGGACTCAGATGACGTAGTCTGTTTCTGACTGTGCTTCTTCTTAAAGTTCTTCTTTGAACTATTCTTTGTCATGGTTGCCAAGTCCTTCTCGACCTTCTCTGCAACCTCTGCAGCACTGTTGCAATCAGTGCAATCTAATACTTTCTTCATACGATTTCTTTATTTTAATACTATAACGCAGGTTATCAAAAAAGTTGTATTTTATCGTTTGGAATTTACAAGTTCGTACGGGTTAATTTTCGAATCACCACGTACTTTGACGCTGTCGTATTCCTCAGCCTTAACAGCTTTTTCAAGGAAGTCCAATGTCTGAAATGTTGCCTTAACCTTCTCCATACCAGCTAACAGATCCTTAATCTTACGCTCATCTAATTCCTCACTAAGTGAGTCCTCGTAGTATTGACTGATAGTATCAATCTTATTACGCATACTATCTAGCATCTTTAAATTACGAGTATAGATGAGGTCTTTATAATCAGATTCACAGATCTTTTCATCTACAGTAAGTGAATAGTTTTCATCACCAAAGTAGATACCCTTAAGCTTCTTTTCACGGGTTTCAGGGTCTAACTGCTGTACATATGGTGATTTATAGTACCACATTAGTACGATATAACTGATCAGGTTAATAGCATGTTCCTTGTCCTTGTCTGCTTCCCAAACCTTCTTAAACGGTGGTAAACCTAACATATCGGCGTGGATTGTTATCTGACCACCGGTTATATCAAACAGTTTCATCGTCTGTCTTAATCAAATCCTTAGTAAGCTCAGCTGCTTGTTCCTTCAATGTCTGAATGTAAGTAGGTGATACTGCGACGAGAATCAAGCCTAGAGCATCATCAAACTTTTCCTGTGTATAAGGTTCTTTTACGATAATCGGTGAGGTAAACACTGCCATACCGATGGTAGCTACAAACTGTAGACCTGAGTCTACAGTTTTAAGCTCCAATTTTACTGCAACGCTCATGCTGCAACCTCCTCACTAGATTCTGAAATAGGACCCTCATCAGGAATCATATCAGACTCAAACTCTTCAGGGTGCTCAGCACGATACTGTGCCTCAGCCTCAGCATTCTTACGAGCCTCTACAAAGCTATCATACTCTGCGTACAATTCGTCTATTTCGTCAGGGTTAAGGCTTATTGCAATCTCATCTATCGCGTCCTTTTCAACCTCATCAGTCCATTCATCAGTTACCGGGGTAGACTTAAAAACCCATACTTTGTTAGATACAACAACATAAGTACCAACACCAGATTCATTCACAACTTGTATATTCATAATCAGTCTTTATTAGTTTCTTTATTCAACATTTCTTCAGTAGCTTCACCAAAACCTTTCTCACCACGATCGGTTTCACTCAATTCTTCAACGAATTCCGGTGTAGCAATATAGCACGGTACGATTACCAGCTGTGCAAAGGGTTCACCTACTTGGTAAATAGTAGGGATAGCGTCTGTAGTTACTTTGAACTTACCCTGGATCTCTCCTCTATATCCAGCGTCTATCATACCAACGCCGTTAGCCAAAGTAAGTGATCTACGCCAAACTGAAGACTTCATCATCAGTAAACCACAGTAACCTTCAGGGATTTCTACTGCAAGATCGGTGTGGTAAGTGAGTACAACCTTGCCGCTATTATCAACATCCTGGGTAACTCGAGTAGAGTATAAATCTAAACCAGCGTCACTAGTCTTTGCTCTAGTAGGTAACTTGGCTTCAGATTCCTTTACCTCTTCAACACCATCTGCATTAACGACAGTGTAATCCAACTTCTTAAACTTCAGTGTCATTATCAATATCTTTTTCGTTTATACTAACTGCTTTACCATGGTGATAACCATAACTAAGGAA